ACTATGAACTCAGACTTTGACCTTGATGTGTTATCGGCTGAACTGGACAGCATAACTGATATTGATATGTCAGACTTTGGCTTTGACCTTGATTTGCCTGATTTTGACGAGCCTGCGGAAGTAGTCGAGGACGATTTCGAGGCAGAGCTTCCCGAAGAGCCGAAGTCAAAGCCCGGTGATATATACCAGTTAGGCAGGCACAGGTTGATGTGTGGAGACAGCACAAAGACTGAGGATATTGATAGGCTTATGGATGGGGTAAAGGCTGATTGTGTTTTCACAGATCCTCCGTATGGAATGAAAAAAGAAAACGAGGGTGTCCTAAATGACAACCTCAATTTTGATGATTTGCTTGATTTCAACCGTCAGTGGATACCGCTGACATTCGGAGCATTGAAAGATAACGGCTCTTGGTATTGTTGGGGTATTGATGAACCGCTGATGGATATTTACAGCAACATCTTGAAGCCGATGGCAAAAGAAAACAAGATAACATTCCGAAACCTTATAACATGGGATAAGGGAAGTGGAAAAGGACAGCTTAGTTCTACTAATCGAATGTATGCTGTGGCAGATGAAAAATGTCTTTTTGTTATGATGGGAGTGCAAGGCTTTTCAGAAAATGCAGATAATTACTTTGAAGCGTGGGAGCCGATACGTATTTACTTAAAACAAGAGCGTGACCGTATGGGATGGAGCAACGCTGATATGAAGAAAATGTGCGGTCATTCTCCGACAAGCGGTTGCCATTGGTTTGATAAATCTCAATGGATGATGCCGACAGAGGAAGAATATAAGACATGGCAACATCACGCAAAGGGCGAGGGCTTCAAGAAGGAATACGAGGGCTTCAAGAAGGAATACGAGGAAATCAAGAAGGAATACGAGGAAATCAAGAAGGAATATTATTCAACTCGCGCCTATTTTGATAACACTCACGACAATATGAACAATGTGTGGCACTTTGACAGAGCAGGAAAAGACGAACGCGAACATACAGGCGGTCACGCAACACCAAAGCCGATAGCATTATGCGGTAGAGCAATAAAAAGCAGTAGCAGAGAGGGCGAGATTGTCCTTGATGTATTTGGCGGTAGTGGTAGCACACTAATTGCCTGTGAACAGTTAAACAGAAAATGCTATATGTGTGAGTTAGACCCTCACTATGTTGATGTAATAATAGAACGATGGGAAACATTCACAGGTCAGAAAGCTGTCAAATTGAACAGAGGTGATTAAATGGCAAGACCGAGAAAGGAAATTGACAAAAAAGACTTTGAATCGCTCCTAGCCATTCAATGCACACAGGAAGAAATAAAAGCATTCATTGAAAATAAGACAGGCGAAACAATATCGATTGATACCATTGAACGATGGTGCAAACGTACTTACAAGAAAAGTTTTGCGGAGGTTTCTGCCGAAAAAAGGGCAATCGGCAAAATTGGACTGCGTAGAGCAGGCTATGAACTTGCAAAGAAAAATCCTGCGGTGCATATCTTTTACTGTAAGAATTATCTTGGCATGACCGATAAGCAAGAAATCACAACAGCCAACATTGACGATCAGACACGAAACGAGGTGAACAGCCTTGTCGAATCAATCAATGACTACGAAGCTGACGAGAACGAAAGCGATTGAAGTATTATGTAACTATCCTTTCAAATTCGGGCATAGCGTAGGATTTACACTGTTGACTGAACTGCATAACAAGTGGATAAAAGAAATGGTATTCGGCAAGGATGATAAAACGTTACAGGCGCATCGTGGAAGTTATAAGACCACAGCTGTATCAATCGCCCTTGCGATTATCATTATTCTTTATCCGAATCGTAAGACAATGTTTATGCGAAAGTCTGATGATGATGCTAAGGAGATCGTTGCACAGGTAAAGAAGATACTTGAAAATCCAGTCACACAGCAGATTGTATTTGCAATATACGGTGTTGAACTTAAAATAATCAAGTCAAGCGCAGTTGAATTAACTACGAATCTGACGAATGACCCGAGAGGAACGGCGCAGTTAGTTGGCAAAGGTTCAAAAGGTTCTCTGACAGGTAAGCACTTTGACAGGATATTTACTGATGATATTGTAAATGTTCAAGACAGAGTATCAAAAGCCGAAAGAGAACGCACAAAGACGGTCTATCAGGAATTGCAGAACATCAAGAACAGGGGCGGCAGAATCTTCAACACTGGTACACCGTGGCACGTTGAGGACTGCTTCTGTCTGATGCCGAATCCGAAGAAGTATGACTGTTATACAACAGGGCTGATTACATCACAGGAACTTGCAGAACTTAAAGAACGGATGTTATCCTCTCTCTTTGCGGCAAACTATGAGTTAAAGCACATAGCAGCTGAGGATATTATCTTTAAGAATCCAGTTATTGGTGGAGAGCAAACGCTTGTATATCAGGCACGTTTCGTTCACATAGATGCAGCTTACGAGGACAACAAGGACTATACAGCATTGACTATCTGCCGAAAGATAAACGGCAAATACTATGTTTACGGCAGATTATGGCATAAGGCAGTAGACAGTGTTAAGGCTGAGATAATAGCGATTAGGCAAAAATTCTGTGCAGGCGGCTTTTACTGCGAAAAGAACGCAGATAAGGGAATGCTTGCAAAGATGCTGAAACTCGAAGGAGAACGAGCGAACACATACCATGAAAGTGAAAACAAGTATATGAAGATCGTCACATACTTGAAATGGGAGTGGTCGAACGTTATATTTGTTGATGGTACTGACAAAGAATACATACAGCAGATATGTGACTATAACGAATTTGCAGAGCATGATGATGCTCCAGATAGTTTAGCAAGCTATATCCGCAAGTTGTATGGCGGTGTTCAGTATCAAGCCATTTTGTGATAATATGGGGATTTTATGAAAGAGGGTGTTTGAAACGCTTACACATAACGATCTGCTCAAATGCGGTGATGATGATACAAAGCGAATAGCATTTATTGAGCAGGCTATAAACGACTTTAAGCGGTCCGATGCATACAAGACCGCTGACATAGCAATGAAGTATTACCGCAAAGAGAATCCCGATATTGAAGCAGTTGAAAAGGTTATCTATGATATGAAAGGCATAGCACATCAGGACTTGATAAGCCCGAACGCAAAGCTGAGATGTTGCTATTTCCCGAATATTCTCAACGAATCCTGCGCCCATCTGCTTACAAATGGTATAGGATTCAACAATGAGAATAATAAGGCTTTACTCGGTGAGGATTTCGATGATACGCTTAAAGAAATCTATACCGATGCACTTATATGCGGTGTATCTTATGGCTATTACGGAGAATCAGACGGAGAAAAAACCGTCTTGAATCTCAAATTCTTGAACACGATCCCGATTCTTGACGATTACACAGGCAGACCGAAAGACTATATCTATTTTACACAGATAGATACAGATAAACCGCTTTGTGTGTCTCTCTTTGAACCTGATGGATTAACCGAATACATACAGGAAGAATCCGAAGCTATGAAGATCAGCAAGGAGAAAACACCTTACAGCTATTCAGCAACATGGAACGGTGTTGAAGGAGTATACAGCACATCGGATGAATCAACTGAGATCCCGATTTATCCGCTTTACAACATCAACAATGAATCAATGATTGTCGGTGTACGTGAGGACTTAGCTGCACTTGACCTCATGGCTTCACAGCTTGTAAACAACGTTTCACAGGCTGAATTAGTGTACTGGGTGCTTAAAAACTACGGCGGCATGGATGATATTGCAGATGCTGGTTTTATAGCGAATCTGATAAAAACACACGTTATCCATGTTGATGATGATGGAAGTGCAGAACCGCATCAGATCACAGTGCCGTTTGAAGCGAACAATGCGGCATATAGCCGCATAAAGCAGATAATCTTTGATAATCTCTACGGCGTGAATCATGAAACCTTAGAAGCAGGCAACCTTACAGCAACAGCGATAGCGGCGGCATACAGCAAGCAGAGAAACTTTTCTGCTATGATGGAATCCAGAGTGTTTAAGTTCCTTCGTGGACTTCTGAAAATTGCAGGAGTTACCGAACGTGAACGCTTTACGGTTGAATACTACGAGACTATCAATGCGGCAGAAGCTATTCAGAACAGCATTATGTCTGCTCCGTACTTAGGCGATACCGAAACCACAAAGAGACTTGCAATTCTCAACGGCTCGGGTGAACGTATCGAAGAAATCATGAAAGAAAAAGCGGCTGAACAGATTATGCAGTTCAGCAGCGCACAGAATAACGCCGACGGCGGCTCTGATGGCTTAGAGGTATAATTATATACCTGAGAGACAGAACGGCTAAAAAAGGCGGTTTTTGAGGTGATATGATATGGCAATAAAAGAAAGAATAATGCAAAGCTTAAATACTTACATAGAAACGTTTGGGCTTCCTTACGATAACATAAAGGAAGATACCAAAAAAATGCTTGTTAACTGGATGGATGACACACTAAACGGCAGATGGACTTCTCTTGCTGATATGGCAGAAATGGAATCCAGCACGATCTCAGGTTCAATCAGTTCTATGAAATCTGCATGGGAGAATCTTGTTGAAAAGGTTCTTGACGGTCGTGATTCTATGAACAACTACGAAAAAATCGAGATCACTTTCAAAAGCGGTGAAACAATCTCATACGGCAAAGGTGAATGGGATGATTACGCTTATGACGGTAAGGCTGTACTCGTTAAGAAATACGGTGATGACGGTAAGGCTGTAATCGTTAAGAAAAACGGTGATGACGGTAAGGCTGTAATCGTTAAGAAAAACGGTGCATGGATCGGAATTTATAATTTCGATGAAGTGTTCTGTGTTGAATTGAAGTAATGGCGCAGATACACAACGATAAAAAGCGCAGAATATACCGTCCTGAGATAGAAATTGAGTATCAAAGCATTACTCAGATACCGATTATT